GCGTCCTTTCGGAAATCCGCTTCATTGAATGCATGAAACGGGGCGTGCCAAATCTCACTCTTCGAAGGCCTAAGATACTTTTCAGCCTGTCTCAGCCAGTGTTCAACTGACATAGTTTTGTAGTCGTCTAAGAAATTGCTTTTAGCAATCCTAGCCAAACCACGGTTCATAGTGGTGATAGGATCGACTAGCTTCGCTTGAGCTACCGAGTAAAGTGGCTTACCGCGAGTGCCAACATCGTCGATAGTAAATACGTCATAAGCATCACGCTCAGTAGTAAATTCGACTTGTGATTGTCTTGCAAGTGATCCTTCCCTTGTTCCGTCTTTGAAGTTGATATACCGACGTTCCATGTCGGAATCTATAGAACCAATCGACTCACCCTTACGGACAACTCGGATAGGCTCATTAAGAGAGAGGCGAGCATCATGATACTTCCCATTAGCATCAGGGCCAGCTGTAAACCAACCCTCAACTGTATTCCAGTCGATATGAAGGTTCTTATTGCTGTATTCACGAGCTGCATCTACGTTATCTGCCTTAAGTAGTTCACGGACTTTGTTTAGATGTTCAGCAACCTTCTCACCCATAGCCCGGACTTGAATAGGCATAACTGTGACATCGCCTTCGTACCATGCACGACTGGCTTTGTTACCAGCGTCATCGAAGGCGATCTTAGCTTGCTTTACATAATGGTCGTAGTCATACTCGACGTGACCGCCACCTCTACGAGGTACTTGGTTCCAGTCGAGTTCTCTTGTCTCTACAGTCTTAGCGAGGACGTATCGAATACGAGCATCCTTAACAACACCGAAGCCGTTGAGAGGCCTAGCTTCAGGACGGTACAGTTCGATTAACTTATATTCACCCTTGTCAATAAGATCTTGATATTCTTTCTTCTCAGCAACAGACATGCGTTGAAGATCCCGGAAACTCTCATCTCCGAGATTGTCTTTCATTATAAGGATGTTGTCATCGACAGAAGACAACTTCGTCCGAGTTACTCCGGAGAACTCCGGGCTGTATGCAATCTCACCGTCGGGTCCCATTGTGCTGATACGATGCGTCTCAGCTCCGACCCGTTGTTGATTGCGATGTTCTGCAAGATTACGGAAGATGCGGTCAATTTCCATACCTCGCTTGAATTCAAAGTATGCAACGATTTCGTCTTCGTCAGGAAGACGATTAAACCATTGAAGATACTTCTCCTCCAGCTCACCGGGAGATTTGAAGAAGTAACCACCGACATCGTCAGTCGAGTTAGGATCTTTAATCTGCTGTCCGTTTTCCAGAACTCTCTGGAATTCATCCCACTTCTTCCTCTTAGCACCGAAGCGGTTCTTCGTGCTGATTTTGCTAATAGTCTTAGCATTATCTTTCATGATATCGAAAAGAACAGACGGAGTGTAAGTCGCAGTCAGTCGGTTCTGACGCTCTGAAAGCGAAAGAACTTCTTCTGGTGTTCTTACTTTGCCGACCCATGCGTTAAGGAAAGTCTTAACCGGACCTTCAGGAACCTTCGTATTAGAAGTCTGAGCGATGAAGTCACGGATGACAGCGTCAGTCTCATTAATTGGTTTAGTGACCTTGACGTAGAAACCGAGGCCTTGTTGTTCGACAGTAACTTGTTGACGGACAGCATTCCTCTCCATCGCTTGATCAACGATGTGCTCTTCCCAAAGCCTTACCTGCTCAGCAAAGTGTGCACGCTTAGCTTCAGTTAAGTTAGGATCGTTAGCCCTAGCCTGATCGCGTTCGATAAGCTTCTTAGCTTTCTCGATGTTCTGAGTATACTTCGCTTCCTTAACTGCCTTAGCAGTACGTCCAGCATCAGTGCCGGGGAGAACTTCAGCATCCATCAAACCATGGAACTTAGCATAGTTCTCGGCTACTTCTTTGCTCTTGAAGTAACTGCCGTCGTTATTGCCAATCTTCATATCTACGAGATATGTATTGGCTACAGGTTCTTTATACGGCTTACCAACGTCCAATACAGCGTTCTTAAGAGACTTGTAAGTGTCTTTAATACTCTCTTGGATAGCACGGACAGCAGTCTCGTTTGTCATAATATCAGGAAGACGTTCAATCTTCTGAATATTACGGACAGCATCCATTATACGACTTGTGATCGTATTGCTACTCTCTTCGATACGATTTACAAGGTCCTGTCCAAGCCTGCCGGGGTTGTTGCGAATATCAGACAGATCTGTCCGCATAGTCTCCGGAAGTGCCTCTATAGCCTTCGTAGTGGCTTGGGGACCACCTTCAGCAGCAGTCGCTAGTGTTGCTCGTCCTGCTGTTGGTCCTTCTCCAATTGTTTGCCACGTAAGGTTACTAGTAGCACGAGTGACAGCGGACTCCTTAAGATCGCCCGCTGCAGCCTCAATAGTTGACTTGGAGGCGTTGGGGTTAGCAGCTTCCCTAGAAACATCTTTTATTGCCTTCTCAGCTCTCTCCATAATCTTAGAGGCAGGACGGACAGCTTCCAATCCTTTGACCGTAGCTTTACCAATACCTATGCCAGTTACGTCGAGAGGTAGTATTGACGAATTAATGAAGACGTCATTTGCAGACATCTCCACGACAGACTGAGCAAACTGCTCAGCTAATTGAGGATTACCACCGAGGACACCAGTCTTAAGACCAGCGACGACGGCATTCATCTTTGCTTTATATTCTTCGAAAGGAAGACCGAGGAGGGTCTTTCTTGCAGCTTCCATATTAGGACCGAGACCTAGTCCAGTCCAGAAACCTTGTCCAGCTGTGTTACGAAGATTGTAATCGGTATATCCGGGGATGCCCTGTTTAGCAACATCAAAAAGATAACCTCCCCAGCCTTGCTGTTTCAACTCGGCGTTGATATCTTCTGCAACCTTCCTTGCGTACTCACGCTTAGTAATCAGCGAAGAATGCTGCTCTTGCATCTCTGCGACACGAGCAGGGTCTTCACGCTTAGCTGCGTTAAGGACGCTATCAGGATTTCCCTGCGACAGCCTGTCGAGGGTTCCAATGAATTGTTTACCGTATGCCTCCTCAAAGACAGAATCAGGATCTGTCTGAGCAGACATGTTCTGTATTATTTGAGAGATCCCGGAGGACTCTTCGAAAGTGAGAGGTCCTCCTTTTTGTCCGATGACGTGCTGGATAACTGCTTCAGTTTGAGTTCGCTTTCGCTGGTCAATTTCAGAAGCCGCTTGCAGGCGGAGTTCACCTTCTTTTCCTTGCTGGAGATCGGAGAAAATCTCTTCTTTAGACTTCTTAAGAACTTCATTGAGTCCGTACTTTATTTTACTAGCTCGCTGTTCAGCAACCTCAGCCGATATCGGAGCGGGACTATCTGACTGAGCAACGTCAACGGCTACCGGCTGTTCGTCGATAGCTTCAGGTAAACCGATGTTGATAGGAATGTCTACGGACTGCGTAGGGTCGAAGATACCCATTAAGCGAGCCACTTCATCAGCGGACTAGGATTGTAGCCACCAAAGGAACTCGACTGACCGAAGCCACCGAGTTGATTGAAATTCTGTCCCATGTTGAAGATAGAAGGACCTGCGTTAAACAATTGACTGCCGAGTGACATCTGTGATTGTCCAAGCTGCATCTGGCTTTGACCGATGGCAACTTGACCTGCTCCTTGTGACGAAAGTGTTTGGACGTCTGCTTGACGTGTCTGGAAGCCTGCGTTGCTCTCTGCATAACCGTATGCGAGATTGCTACGAGCTGTTTGATTAGCTGCCTGCTGGACTGCGTAGTTATACGTCAAGTCTGCCATACTACTGTTGTAATCAGTAATAGCAGCATTACTATCGAATATGTTACGCCCAGCTTGAAGGTTCTGTTGAATACCGAGGAGGTTGACTCCAGACGCCCCGCTAATCTGTCCGTACGCTCCTTGAAGGCCTGAGCCCTTGCCTGCGCCTTGAGCAGTTGCAGTTGTGAGTCCGAGAGCCCTTCCACGCTGTTGGTTCCTTATTACTTCTAATTGCTGTCGTTTAGCATCTATTTCCATCGCTTGTCGCTTAGTGGCTTCTATTTCTTTCTGCTCACCGACAATGCCTTGGTTGATGTCTCTGCTGGCTCCAGCGGCTGCTACAGACTGTTGAGCTGCTGTGTTGTTTATATCACGCTCTTGTCCGGCAAAGACTACTGAAGCAGCAGCTTGCTCTTTGCTAATCTGAGCAGCTTGCCTTGCAGCTTCCGCTTGAATTCTTGACCCCTGTGCAGCTTGTGCAGCACCTTCTTCAGCCTTCTGACTGCCTTGAAATGAAGTAAAGGCACCGACAGCCATACTGCCAAGACCTAAAGCTAGTGAAGTTAAAGCCGCCATTAATTGATGCTCCGCATCTTAAAGTTCTTTCATATAAGCTCTCTCGTAAAGCTTATACCCTTTCTTTTCGTAGATCTTTCCAACCCTAGGGTCGAGGGAGGTCAGTGTTATCATTGTGCAACCAGCGACATTCTTAGCCCAGTATTCGAAAGCTTCTAATAGCTCTGCCCCTTCACCAGACTTACGTTTGTCTTCATTGATCCACCAAGCTATTTCACTAGCGAGTAAATGAGGTCCGAAGACGAAGGGAGATACTTGACCTGCAAGGAAACCTACACCGGGTTGAAGCAGAATAATCATTTGGTTCTGCGCGCCAGTAACTATAGTTTCGATGAGATTTCTAATCTGTCCTTCATCTGCGTATTCATTGTAACCAGTCTTTTTGATGAACTTCATGCTCATCTCAAGTACTTCTGGGAGATCTTCTATGGTTGCTATTTTCATTAGACGTTAATTATTTCGAGGATTTCGACGTTCCGTCCGAGGAAGTACTTTCTTGTGAAGTCTTCGAGTTCTCCGAAGGTAGCGAACTTCTGCTGGAGAGCGCCGGGCAATGCTCCGGTTTCATACCGCAAGTTCCACAGACCTGTCCGTTCGTCGTAAACCCCGTGGAGTTTGTTTTCTCCAGTGAACAATCTTGAGTCGACAACTCCTGCACTATTTTTAGCAGATTTGCCGTCAATTGCTTTGAGGACCAAGACTCTGTCATTTGTTTGCATCTTCTCCCTTCGTCGGGACTCAATTACGCTTGCCGTATAACTCATGCTTTAATAATTCTCGTGACGTTTACTGCACCCTCATACAGGAAATAAAACCCTACAACTGCCGTGATAATAGCCCACTGATTAGTATCGAGAGGATCTGTCCTGAAGGTAGCACACTCAAGAGCACTCCCCATAGGCCCTGCACACCCTGATGCTGAACCTACAACTTTATCCCAGATGTATAGCTTACTAAGAACCACGACAACTGGGGCTGCTAAGGCAGCTCTTAGGAAGGCATTAACCTTACTAGAGCCGCTCTCAGCAATTAGGACATCACGTTTAGCTTGTAGACTTTTGATGCGTTCATCAGCAGCTATTCGCTCCTGATCTGTTGTCGCATCTATCTTTCTTATGCGTTCATTCGATATAGCTGTAGTGATGCCATTGATCGTATTGAACGCCCCCGGTATCAAACCAAGGAGGAAAGAGATCATTTCTTCAACGGAAGCTTTGCTTTCTCAGCGATGTTAGTCGCAACGATCTGATCGGTAGAGGTAGTAACCGTACCAGCACGACGGCCGATCTCGGAGACAATACCCTTGATGATCAACAAAGTTGCGACGATGATTGTACCAGTGCTCTTAATGCCCTGAGACCAATCAAGCTGCGTCAAGGCAGTCCAATCAATACCTCCGAAGATACCGACGAGAATACCACTCAGGACTTCCATTCGGGCGATGAAGACGCTCCAGCTGTAGTTAAACCACGCCTTTAGGTCCGTCCAATATTTAGTTAACACTTAGTTCTTCCTTATGATTGTGTGCATAAACTGCAAGCGCTATGAAAGCAACGAGGCCGAAGCCTGCGAGGCCAAAGGCAAGCAGATGATTGTTTACGTAGTCCCAGACAGTCTGGCTCTGAAGTATCGCTGCAGTACCGCCGACAGCGATTGCAGCACCTGTAGTCGCGGCAACTGCAGGAGCGACCTTCGTCGATGAACCGTAGTTCATAAACTTCAAGAGACCTGCTACTCCGAGCTGTTGATCGACAACATCAGGATCATACTTGCCATCAGCAACATACTTACCTTTACTGTACTGATTAGTTCCTGCCCAAAGATAAGGGGACGGTTTATCCATTCGAGCATAACCGAGACCATTATATTCCTCAAGCTTCGTCAATGTACCGCCGATGCTCCAGTCTGTATTCTTCGCTGCGTACGGTGGAGCATATAGGAGAGCATCAATAGCTCCCTCTTCCCAAGTAGCGAAAGGTCCACGTCCTTTCGGGACGATAGTCGTCTTCTTCTTAAGACTTTGACCATTGCCCAAGTAAGTCTGGAAGTCTCCGCCGCTTTCACGGTTGTGAGCGACTGCGATAAATTCCCATGGGATTGTATATCCCTTTTCTTTAAGAGCGTTGCTGACTGCTTCATAGCGAGGCTTATTAGCGATAAGACGATCGGCTACTGCTTTGAAGAGAGGACCCTTCGCAGCAGAGATCTTCATCTCATCCCAGCGTTTCTTATTATTTTCTGCTAGATTCATTTTAATCCTTAAGGTGCAGAGTTGATTGTTTGTAGTGAAGACCAGCCGATGATATCGAATGGCTGATCAAGGACTGATGATACTTTAAATTGCAAAGCCTTCCCATGTCCACGGACTTTCAGACGTCTTGAAGTATTACTGTAGTTCGTATCTGTATGCGTTATTTGCTGAGAAGAACTCCATCTTCCGGTGTTTCCTGTTGTGGCGAAATCCCACAGACCTTGAAAGTTATAAGTAACCGGAGTTTCTAACCTAGAGTATATGTTAACCCAGTTAGTCTGAAATTTACTAATGGCTGTGCCTGATAGTTTAAATCCAGTAATGAGATAACTGTTATACATTATACCAAAGTTATCGTAGCTTTCCCAGTCTTTATATGTATCATCTGTACGATTTGCGAAAGTAAATTTATAATTACTACCATCCCAATAAGATACAAGGTACTTATCAAACTGTTGATCGTTGTTGCCGCTAGCAGAATATGTAATAACTTGATTACCTAAGCTGTCAACAACAAGATCAGTTAAGTTGTTCTTAGCGACGATATCGACGTTAATAGGACGCGTCACAAGTTCCGATGATAGGATGGAATGTACCTTGACATCGCTTGGAGAAATAGTCCAAGGATAGAATGCATTAGTCCTGATGTTGTAATTCAACACCCTGTCGTATTCGTAAATAGCTTCTATGTCAGACTTCGGTTCACTCTTATACAACCAACGGATATGCCCGTCTGTCTTATCGAAGAACCCACGAGCGTATCGCTTACTGACAACAGGAATGCTGTCGTAGAACGTCTTGACAGTATCGTACGTCATGCTTTTAACAGTAGGCATTGTCTGCCCACCTTGCATGATGTAGATGCCTTCACTGTTCCACCAAGCAGGGAAACCACCGACGTTAACGAAAGAAGAGTCAGAGATTGTGCTGATGTCAGCGATCTTCAGAACAGCGTAATCATTCGCGGTAAATCCAAGCCCGGTACTCCCGGTGATAAACCACACTCCGTTGGCCGCGAATACACAAAGACCTCCCGGAACTGTGAACATCTTGATGATTGTTCCTGCCTCTGGGATGGTGATGACACCACCGTCGGAAGGAAGGAGATCGAAGAGATCTTCTGCGGTAGGATCGTTGACTTGGTAGGCATTCCCATAACCAGCAGTGCTCTCAAGGATTTGAGTGAAGTAAATATTACTGTTGAAACCTACGTAGTTAATCCCTGAGTAAAAGACACGTCCAGAGAAAAAAGCACACGCAGAAGGTCTTTGAAAACCTGTCGTAGTGCTTAGAACTCCAGTCAGACCGGATGCAGTATTTCGATCTTGGTTTGAAAGGGTGAGAACGAAATGTCCCTTAGGAGCAGGAGTATTTCCAGAGGTAATACGATTAATGCTAGGTGTCGTAGCATCAAAATTATCTGAAGAGTCTTTAAACCTCCACATAACATCAGCGTTACTCGGCAGTGTAGTTTGTGCAGTATCCCATGCAGCTAAGTTAGTTGCATTCCAACCTTGATTGTAAAGGTTATAATAATGAGAAGTATTGAGACTGCCTAGAGTTGTATTAGGACGATCTGCAACAGTATAAGGGTCTGCAGCAGCTCCTTCGAAATCCCTTATCTTAATTGTGATGTTTGTCTTAGTAGCTGTATGAGCGTCTATGTCGTAAGAAATACGCATAGGTTCGCAATACGGATGGGTTACGATTAAATAACCATTGCCGTCGCAAAACTGTGCCTCAACAGTATCTGGAACAGGTGCACCAGCAACAGGAACTAAAGTAACAGTAGTAGCCTGTTCTCCTGACGAGAAGATGCCTGTACCATTCGTTTCATAGAAATGAAGAGTATCACCGACTTGAACGACAGCTAGTGTGACGTTACCGTTACCGGCTACGTTTTGCCACAAGTAAGTCTTAATAGCAGAGGAAGATCTATCGATAGTTTTAGTATCAAAGTCTTTTTCTAAGTCTATTGCAGTCCGACGATAAACTGACCCATCTATATCAAACTCACAATCATACGTCTCAGTAACAGCCTTATCAGGGAAATTCATCCCTGTCGCTTCTGTTACCAGTCCGTTGATAAAACTATTCTCAACGAGGGTCGCGGCTTTCTGAGCCATCAGAAACCTCGACGTCTAGAGAAATTAGGGAGTTTAGAGAAGTTATGGGCGTTGTCGTTAATTCTTTCTGAATTAGGAATTTCAGTCCTAGTCTTCTGGAGATGTCTCCAGTTACGACGAGCAGACTGTTCCGCCTTCTCATGGCCTGTTTGTTTCAGTTCAGCCCACGCAAGACTTTTCGCTTCAGACAGAAGCAGAGCAAACTGCTGTGGCTGAAGTTCAGGAATGAAATCATCTGTTCTTTCGAAGTTTGCTATTTTCAAACCATAGCAAAGACTCTTACTACTCTGGAGAGTACTATCTACTTCAGAATCGTAAGAATCAAAGAAGATTTCATTGTCATCAAAAGAAGTATAATAATGAGGGGCAGTATCATTTCTATAAGTAAATGTAAGAACAAAACCAGCCATCGAGTGTTCGAAAGAACCTATTTCAGTTCCTTCTAAATTCCCGCTGTGCATATAGTCAATGAAATCAACAGGAGGTAGGTAAGTGAGATCAGTCCAATTAGGAGTCGTAGACCCGAGGGTTTTAGTATCATACTTAACCCATTCAATACGTTCGATGTTGTCCGGCTTCGTCATCAGAATAGGTTTATTCGGATCAGTACTTGCCGTGAGATTAAAGACAGTTTTGTTTGTAGTGAGATCACCGCGGGTGATGATGTCGTCATATACAGTCTTGATTATGTCAACGACTTGCTGACTTTCAACGCTATCTGTAATGGAGTTAATCTCATCACTGTCCATTGATGATAGGACTGTTTGAGTTAGTTCAAGTAATGTATATTTCATCGCATCCTTCGAGCCTGTATGTAAAAAGCATTGATTTCAGCATTGGATGTTGCAAAGATTGCAGAAGCATTTAAGAAGTATGTCGTTGATCCTGCTAGAGAAATTCTAGTACTTGGAAGGCTATGCATCACAACAAAATCCGCTGTAGATGCAATACGATTTTCAGAACCAAGACCTATAGCAGCTATCAAGTTATTATTAACGGTAGAGATTGCTGAATTAACTCGTGTAGTCGTTGTAGCTCCAGCGGTAGAGTATCGAATTTGATATGAAACATCCCAATCTCCTGCTGTAAGTGCAATAGAAGCTAAGTTAGCAACAACAGTAGACGTCAGAGATACACTGACACCGGAAGCCGAAATAACTTCTCCGATATACCCAGTAGGTGCTGAGTCGTTTGTATTAGTCCCTTGGATATCAATTCCACCGTTACCCGACCTAGACAGATCGCCCGTAGTATCTGCTATAAGAAGAGCTGAGTTTTGAACCAACTTACCAGTCGTTAAGTCAAATCTAGTTGCAGCGTTATCTGTCGCAGACGCCGGACCTGTGACGTCACCTGTTCCTGCCGGAGCAACCCACGTACCGTCTCCGCGCCAGAAGGTTGAAGACGAAGCGCCTGTACCGCTGTTGAGATTAGCAACAGGGAGATTGCCAGTGACGCCCGTACTCAACGGGAGACCTGTTGCGTTAGTAAGTGTAGCTGAAGCGGGAGTGCCTAAAGCACCTCCTACGAAATAAGCAGAGCCTGTACCAACTTCGTCAGTAAGAGCACTTCTTAAGTTAGCAGAAGAAGGAGTAGCAAGGAAAGTAGCGACACCAGTGCCAAGGCCAGAAACGCCAGTGCTAATGGGCAGTCCTGTCGCATTTGTTAGTGTTCCTGAGGCTGGGGTTCCGAGAGCACCACCTACGAAGTATGCACTACCAGTTCCTACTTCATCAGTAAGAGCTGTCCTTAGATTAGCGGAAGATGGAGTAGCTAAGAAAGCAGCTACACCTGTCCCTAACCCTGATACACCTGTGCTAATTGGAAGACCTGTAGTGTTAGTAAGGGTTCCGGAAGTAGGAGTACCTAACACAGGAGTTGTGAGTGTAGGTGCTGTTAACGTCTTATTTGTTAAAGTTTCTACGCCAGTTAGAGTGGCAAAGTCATCATCACTGAGAGCAGTATTAAACTGATCTCTAGTACCAGTAAGAGTATTAGAGGCAAGATCAACCGTCTTATTTGTCAGAGTAGCAGTATCAGCGTTAAGAGTAGTTTCATCGACATTAATCGTCAAAGTACTGCCCGGACCTGAATCACTTAAATTGATGTGGTTCCCTGCAGTAAGAACTCTTTCATTCTGAAGTTGTGGATCATTCGAAAGAGTTATGTACTCGGCATCAACAACAGCTCCTGCAACGACAGTGCCGATGTAGTCTTGAAGTTGAGAGAATGTAGCCGGTTCTTGTTCCGTCGTTGCGTCAGGAAGATTAATAATACGATTGCCGTTCATGTCGAAGTCGGCATTCATATGATTAGGCGTAGTGCCGTCACGACTAACTGTATTTTCTACAGCGACAGTCGTGAGAGCGTTGTTATTAGCCAACGTAGTTACAACAGAACTTTCATTCTGGAGGTTGACAATATTACTGAGGGTTAACTTTGTCATTAAGTTTTAATACAAGTCATCACGACGAGCGTAGACGGACGAGCTTCTGTTCCACCGTCAGATGAAGATGTTGCGGAGAAGCTATGGCTATGTGCCGTACCGGCAGTCGTAGTTCCGCTATATGCGTGGGTGTGGTTACTGCTTTCAGTGCTTGTAGAGCCTGAAAAACTGCTAATAACATTCAGACCGAATTGACCACCACCTGTCGAGGAGGTTGTTCCTACAACGAGGTTACCACTTCCACTACTATGCGTATGCGAACTGCTTTGATTTCCAGTGTTTCCACCGTACGTATGTGTATGGTTTCCTTCGGTACCAGTATTTCCTGAAACAGTGTGGGTATGGCTTTTATTCTGGTCAGTCTGAAGATCACCAACCTTAGTTGCTGAAGTCCTAGAACGACGATAACGACCAGCAGTAGTAAGATCAGGAAGAGTGACTGTTCCTGTATTCATAGCCCAAGGGGATACGAAGAAGGAAGAGGTTCCTGAAGATCCTGCTGAACTGGATAGAGTAATTTGTGTAGAAGAGTCTACAGAAAGAATTGTAGTACCTGCAGAGATGCCCGTGCCGAAGACGTAGTACCCTGCTTTAAAACTCGTAGTCGTCGGAATACTCGTAACTACAGCATTGCCGTTTGTACGTGTTCCTGAAGAAGTTATGCTCATGACAGCAAAGAGGCCGCTGTATGTAGAAGTAGAGATGACTGAGCCATCTAGCTCCAACCATCCGGTAGGAGCAACAGGAGCTGCGAAGTCTGCAATCATTCCTGTAAAAGCAGACGTACCAATGCTAGCCCAGCTTCCGCTGCCAGCGCCATCTGCGACGTAAACCGTTCCAAGGGACGCTGAATCAGCACCTTTCGGTTCGTGTAATTCTGAGCCTGTCAAAGAGGCGTGTGAGACGTTTGCCATAGAATTCCTTTGTTATGAAAAGGGGGACCGAAGTCCCCCGATCCAATATCCTTACGGACGCTCGTAACGGACGGTGATCTTCACAAGACCCGTAGTGAACGCCGTAGCGGTCGTACGAGAAGCGGTGAAGTAACCGACGTTGGTCGTGGCAACGCCACTACCCACCATTGCGCCAGCCTGCGTACCACCCTTGCGGAGGACGACCTTGTTTCCAACGGTCATCGTAGCGGTGACGAAAGCGGCGAGAATGCCGTCATAGTCGATTTCAGTAGAAGCATCGGTGCGGATGAGACCGACGTCAATCGCGGTGCCAGTTGCGGCAGCGGTTTCAACGAGAATCTCAACTTCCGTAATCTTCACCCCAGCAGGGAAGAAGATATTTTCATCGACGATATTCTCGGCTTCAGTCAGGGTGACGAGGTTCAAAGTGAACTCGATTTCCCGTTCTTTACCGTTAGTGCGATATTCGCCGCCAGCACCAGACACAGTCTGTTCGACGCCGAACTTCTGGCGGAGACCGCCAATATCAGTATAGGGAGCCATGTGTTAGACCCTTTCTTTAAGCAACTTGGTCGGTGTCACTGAGGACAACGCACAGGTTTTCAGGACGGAACACTTGGACGCCATACTCACAAATGGTCAGGAACTCAGTCTGCTGGAGGTCTTTATTGAACTCCGACTGAACCGTAGGCATCTGACGGAACGCAGCAATCCACGGAAGGGTATTGCCGGGCTCAGCCGAGAAGAACAGGTTTGCAACGCCAACCGTGACAGACGCGCCATTCACCGTCTCCGCGATGTCGCGGGGGAGGTAGTTCGACACATAGACGTCAAAGCCGTAGATGCTGAAGCGGAACTGGAAACCAGAAACCAAACCTTCATTGACCATGTTGCCCCACTTCGGCATCGGCGACAGCAGGTTAACTGCGTTCGTCGAATTCTCGATTGCAAAAGCACCCGAGGCGTCAATGATGGCGGTGAGATTACGCATCGGGACGTTCGCCTTACGGAGAGCATACTCCGCAAGCATGAAGTCTTTCAGCGAAAGCGTTTCGTTAGTACCCTTAGCAACCCAGCGATGCGCAGCACCGTTGATGTTGTTGAGGTTAGATGCGGTCTGCGAAGCGTTGGCGCGATTGAACACGCGGGCTTCGAAGCCTTTCATCAGAGCGCGGTGCTGCTCAGGGGCGAAAGCCGACTGAATTTCAGCGCTCCAGAACGAATCACGCTTAAACTTTTCCGAGATCGAATTGGCCGAGTACTTGTACTGGTCAATTGCGAAGGTGAAGTTACCAGTATCAAACTTCTGATACTTGATGGCCTGACCTTCCGCGAAGTCCTGCTGTTCAGCCTGACCCAATCGGGGAATATTTAGCGTAGTGCCGTCCGGGAAATCCGTGATCGTTCTGACAAACCGCATGGCGAACAGATCATCCTGAAACATCCTCGTGATTTCACGAGAGTAGAGGTTTGCGCGAATGAAATGTTCATTAGTTAGGGTTGAAAAACCACTAGCCATGAATGTAGTCTCCTTTAGTGACCGTATGCATTCCAGTCACCATCGTTGAACTCGTCTCCGAGTGCGATGGCATCTTTAAACATCTGGTCTTGGATTTTCGGTGTACGGTAGAGAGTTGGGTTTTCCTTCCTCAACTTTTGGTAATAAGCGTTAGTACGCTTCATCGTCGGTGCGAAGGGGTCTCTTCGCTGGGAGGATGTTGGAGGGCTCTGGAAGTTCTCATCACGCTTCTGACCTTCAATGCCGAGAGTTCTATAAAGAACTGACGGGTGCTTTCGGGCTAAGTCGTTGACGAAATCTTTGTCAAGGCCAAGTTCTGCTACCTGTTGTTTAAGAACACTTTGGTATTGTGGACCGTAGTGTTCGGCGAGTTTTTTCTCGACTGCTTTGTAGTTCTGTTCTTCAAGACGTTGCTGCTCACGAGCAGACAACTTCTGTTCCAACAGTTTCTCAATATCGTCGGGATTAAGGACGGGTCGCGTATCTTCCACCGGGGTGTGTTGTGTTTCGATCTGCTGCTTCTGGTTTACTAGTTGGTCTAGATATTCCTTCAGCTTTGGTCCCGCGTTGTATTCTTCTCTCAACTTAGTCCAGTCTTGACGGAGTTCGTCATGACGTGCCTTAAGATGATCGACGTATTTGTCCGCCTCGACTTTACCTCTTGCGATAGCTTTGTACATATCAGCTTCTGATTCGTACTTACTACGGTCGAACTTACCACCGGGTCCGGTCAGTTCAGCGAAATAGTCTTTGTTCGGATCGATCTGGATCTGGTCTTCCTGATTAGTATCGTTTAGTAAATCCATTAGTAGCTCCTGATTACTTCGATGAGTTCTTCTTTAGTCATAGTCGTCCTTGCGATGTTCTCGTCGGCGTAGATAACTACAACGTCAGGGCTGTTTTTATGGATGTTAATTAGGATATTCATTGCTCTCTCTGGTCTAGAGTTATAAGTTCTTTAATGGAAGCAATCATACTTGCACAACCGTTGTAGTGTGCCTGAAGATAAGCCCAATTCGGATTAGCGTAAGTTCCCTTACTACGTTCCGTCTTGCCGAGTTCTGCTTCCTTCTCGTTTAGGAGTTCATATAACCGTGATAGGACTGGCCTTGCGCCGTACAGTTGGTTATTGAAGTTCTGTCGTTCTTCTTCTGTCTTTAGGTTTTTGGTCCAAACCGTTAACATTTACGTTCCTTGTACAGCTCCGGCGAACTGTTCTTGATCGAAGTCATTTCCCATGCCGGTGGGAGTGCCCATCACTTGCATTGTTTGCTGTTGTAGAGCAGCAGATAGACGCTGTCCTTCAGCTTGTTCGGAGAGTGCGACGTACGGTACGACGATCTCACGGTCTTCAATATCGAAGGAAGTTTCAAACATCTTCGACAACTTCACACTTGAGAAGTGTGGCTGCACAGTAGCCCACAGAGCAGACTGCGACAGCGCTGTAAGGTTCTGAATAAGCTCAGCCTGCTCAGCAAAGTGGCGTGCTGCCAGCGGACGTATCCGACCTACTCCAGTAATGTCTTCGACGTTCAGAGTACGGAAGGTACTTGCCTTCAGTTCGTCGTCGAATACCTTGATTGTAGTCGATCCTGACAGCATACGCCGAGCAAGCTCAAGCATTGCATTCAAAATAGGTTCGAGAATTTGTTCTTCGAATTGTTTAATCTTGTTCTGGAACACTCGGGAGGCAGCGTTCTCAAGGCGTTGTACTTCATACTTCGTTTTCTCGCCCGGTGTGCGGAAGCCCATAGCTTCCTTGGGTGCTCCAGCCATCTCCTCCATGAGCGCTGCGATGTAAGCATTTTCGCTATTCGCTTGTAGAATCTGTACTTGGGGTTGTATGACTTCGACGTCACCTTCTTCAGACGCATAGATGATTTCTCCCGGTTGGAGAGTAAACGCTTCAACGAAGCCCTTAACTTTAATCATCGGATATGTCGCCCAGTCCCAGATATCCGCCTTCATGTTCTCGACGTGATCCATCCGGTATTGCATACCAACGAGATTTGCGAGAGGAGACATGCCCCAGAGATTATCTGGACGCTTACGCCAACTGGCGTGGAATATCGGGGGATACCCGAAGTAACTCGGATTAGGTTTCTTGCTAATCAACTTATGACGGTCAACAACCATAATGACATGGTTCTTATACAGTTCATCGTTTTCAGTGTCATACATGTCACCGTAGAAGGTAAGGAGTTCGACAGTATCTGACTGGAGATACATCTGAAACGAAGAGAAACCATCCATGCTATAGAGGTTGTCTAGCTGTTGCCATTCACCAGCTGCAGTCTTAGCATGTCCACGGATTTCCTTGAGGTAGTCCCACAACTCTTCATACTCTTGACGATTATCATCGTTGGACATACGATTGAGAAGTTCTTTCAGTTCTCCGAGAGAGATGACTGATTTAACGATCTTAGGAGAAACTGTATAATTCTCCGCTGTCGGGTTCATCACCTGATCAATCGGAGAGATACGTTTCACTGCGGGGCCGACGTATCCGCTCTGCATCTGTGTCGGCTGCTCTGCGCGTTGATCAACCCACTCGACAGTAGCGATACAGTTACCCATATCGATGTAATCGAGAATGATCTTGTCCATCTCGTGTTTGAATGAAGGTTGTTCCATCATCCAACGAGCGTAATTCGTTATAGCATCCCTTTTCTGTTTGCTATCCGCCGCGCGTTCGTTCGCTTCCCATATGACATTGTTACGTTTCGGGAAGAGAGTAGCCGTATAATTACTATACAGATTATCACGTATCTGACAAAGTTTCGGAATCGTCGTCGTATTCTTCCAAGGAGTGGCTCCCGACGAAGTGTGACGGGTGTCCGTTGCGAATACATAACGTCGAATCTCCTCAATGTCAGTCTTCCATGTCTGACGCATATTGTCCCAAGTAATCCACTTCTCAGCAATTTTAGTTGCTAAGTTATCTGGAGAGACGACGTCTTCAATTGTAACTACACGGCTTGTCAAGCTACACCGCCCCAACGGGAATGAAATTTAAACACTGAGTTTTCTGCTTTCTTTTGTCTATAAGTATCAATCGGAGCGATTGCGAAGTCGATCGCAGAAGCTAGTGCGTCTTTGACGTCATCGTGTGCTGGATTGGTATAAATCAATTCTTCTTCAAGTACTTGGCAATTACCGCCCGGATAATGCCAAATTTGATGGTTGGCGTACTTAGGTTCAAGTACAGCCATGATCCGCTCTTCTTTGCTACCCTGCCATCTGCTGGGACGATATTCGTCAACAACAAGGGACAAGCCCATAGGCCGGATGTAGCTTTCCTTCAGATCTTTAACGATAACCTGCTGAGCGACAGATACTTCTGCTCGTATCCGTCTGAAACCCCACTTCTCGTATAGTTTGAAAATACGCTGGAAGTAGTCAGACATCTTGTCAGTCTTAAACCGATCTATGTCTAGGACGTAGAAGTTTTGGTTCCCATCCACGCCGACAACCACGATTGACGTGCTGTCGGATTTCTTTCCTGTACTGTAGGCGAAGTCGACGGCTGCGCAGACGTTGAGTCGGCTTCCTTTGAAACTCCAGTGTCCGTCTCTTCGGGAGACGTAGTTGGGGTCGTAATATTGGAAGAGACTTCGGTTGATTGGAGCGGAGTCGAGATCATTTGGATCGTTGTAGTATTGGGCTCTGAAGTGTACTTTATTGAGATATTGCGCCCGTTTCTTTGCAAGTTCTTCTGAATTGAACCCGAACCACTTTCCATCTGGGCTTTGGCTTCGGGGCCAAAGGAATTCTCCAGTTCCGTCTCCAAGGTTTTCAACAGCATGTTCCTTGTCCTCAAAAAGGGGCTCAGATCGAACAATGCTTCCCAATTCATCATATTCATCAATCTCCATTTCTCTAAGGCTAGAGTAGAGGTCTTTAGGATGGTACCGAGTACCGACGACCCATTCTCTGGCGTTTACTGTTTCGATGGAAGAGAGAAGTGAATACTGATCCTTTATCTTTTCTCGGGTGTCTTCTTGGTAAGCATTGTTTGCCACGACCACGTCATCGAGGACTGCAATATCACAATGCATACCAACAATGTTGGTAGTAAGACCCGCAGTCCAGATAGAAGGATCGCGGATAGCCCATTCTTTACGTTTTGGATGATCAAGAGAGATTTCCCGTTCTGTCCACTTCTCTCGCTTCTGCTCTTCCTTATTAACCATCTCTGGCCAATAAAGACGATAAGTATCTGAAGTAAGGATATCCTTAATAAACTTCAGCTGCTTTATAGCCAAGTTGGATGTGGAAGAAATATACAGAACCCTTAGCGTAGGGTCCCTTGTCAACTCCCATGCGACACGGTACGCAATAAGTGCGGACTTCATGTGGTCACGAGGGAGCAACAACAACTGATGATTTTTCGCATCAGGTCGTGTCCACCAATTGATTACATCGCGGTGGATATTCCCAAGCATACGCTTAGGATGAATAAGATTAATAAAAGACTCAAGACTATTTTCAGCTTGTATCTTCCGATCTTCTCTTTGTTTTTGTAGCTCGGTCGCTACTTTCTTCTTAACCAACTGGAGTGTACCCCACTCCGTCTGCTTGAAGAATTACGTATTGACTGCCGTTAGGATGTCTAGTAGCGGCTCGTGAAGTCGTTATGACGCCGTTGATTGCGCCACTTCGATGGTTATAACCTGTGTAAGTACTTCCGTCGTTTATGACGAAGTTAGTGCTGCCGTCGGCGGCATTACGCCCATGGAGGGCATTGCCTGCAACAGACGTCAGCTCAACTTCACCTCTAGCATTATGTTTAGGCATTACGTCCCACTCTTACGTGAATCGACATATCCATGGCCGTGGGCCAATTCGTCGATCTTCTTTTCAATCATACTGATGCGCGCATCTTGGACAGCTACGTTAGTCAAAATCTTACCTAGCTGAGAGAAAGCTTCTGTCAGAGCTTTCTGACTTTCTTGCAAATATCTGATGTCATTCTTAACAATGTTGATGTCCCCGCGCATAGTCCATATGAAAGTCATGACTGCCCCGACGACCGATATGATCGTCAAGATATTCCCCAAACTCACAGAATACTCAATCAAGGGAAGCATAGTCTGCTTCTTTGTGACAACCCACCTTTGGTGAGTTCATCAGCGAAGTTATATTTACGTAAGAAGACATGCTTTTCTTTCAAGGGAATGGGGGCAAAAGCCCCCTTATTCCTTAGTTCTGAGATCAGTCCTGAGGGACATCTTCGTGAGGCGTATTAGCCGTCACAGCGTCAGTCATCTTCTGCGTATTAGCATCAAGCTGGGCGATGAGCTGATCGATAGCTGCAGGGTCGTTATTCGCCTGAGCATCCTTCAACTGCTGAACGAGGCCCGTAAGCATCGTAAGAACAGAATCATCGACAGAAGTATTCCGCTCGACAGCGGCTTTGAGATCGTTAATTGTAGCCATAAGTTTATTTACCTTTTTTAGTAATTTGTCGTCTGTGTTATGAAGATAGACGTGGATATCCATTACTCAGGAATCTGAGTCCAAGCGATGCCACCTACGAAAAGAGGAAGGGCAATGTTGGGCATCAGCCAGAGTGCGACTGTACCTGCGATAATGAAACCGACAGAGAATACAATCTTAGCGATATGGAATGTTTGGGTCATTACTTAGCTTTCTTCATCTGCGGAGTAATCGTAGATTTGTCCTGAACTTCTGCCGGGTCGACCATGACCTTTGAAACTTCAACGGGTTCGGTTTTACTTTTACCCTGCTTCTCGGCTATCTTCTCCGGATTCTGTCCATCACGGAGTTCCTGAAGTTCCTTCTGCTTAATCACCTTGACGTTATCGAAATGCTTATTCGACTGGTCCTTAATACCCTTGACTTCGTCTTCAGTGAAATGAAGCTCATTGAGCTTAACCGAAGAACGCTGGTTCCACTGATCGAGGATGTCGTACATCGGGGAAACGTCAGCGCCGTCAGAACGGCCTAGGACTTGTACTTCGCGACCTTTGTAAATTGCCATAGTTAATTCCTTTGTGTTAATAACTGCCGGGGTAAATCTTTAGGCACACTTATCAACCCTTGACATAAGTATAACACAAGTTTAGAATAGGAGTCAACCCTTAACGAAAGGAAGAACTATGAGTTTAAATGGAATGAGAATGGGAGGAGACCATAAGAATCCTCTTAGTAAGAAAGATAAGATAAGTCTAACTATAGGATGTCTAGGTAGTATAAGTATAGTAGGTACTATAGGATATATCTTATGGAGATTACTATGAAAGAAGAAGATCTAATGAAGGTACAGTGGGAAACTAGGCCTACTCCTGTAGAGATTGTAGGAACTACCTTTGGGAATGAAATACAAACTAAGATATTAACAGCTATGAGAATTAACAACTTCCTGTTGTTCTACCTTTGTTTCTTCGCTACCGCTAGGTACTTCATGGCAGGTAACTGATGAAATCACATAACGCTGACGATAAAAGATATCTTAAGAAATTAACACGAGCCTTAGATATTTCTGATCGAAGAATTAAACTGGACGGATGTGGAGATTTCAACATCTTTGGAACAAGAGGTAAGATCAGTACTGACGGAGAGTATTGGTACCTTTGTGTTCAAAGAACACTGCGTACTTGGAACAACGTAAAAAAGAATTTATCCTTCATGGAAGTTCACCAAGACGGTGACGAAGAAGGTGTTTTACGTCTTGCTCGGATGCCTTTCAGAGATGAAGCATCGTTGGTTCGAAAAACG